GGAGTAAATAATGCAAGTATCAGATTTTACCGATGTAATAGGCAAATACGATGGTCTCGCTAGAAATAATTTATATTCTATCGAAATCTATATGCCTAGAGGACACAAGAAAATGGGAATGGCCGGTGGAGGTGGATACTTCGGGGATTTCTATACTGGAGCAGATGTGGAAAAAGGCGGTACCAAATTTCTCTCATATAAAGCAAAACAAGTATCTATACCTGGAAAAGCCCTAGGAACAATTGATGTTAAGAGATTTGGACCTATATTCAAAATAGCTAATGATATGATCGTAGATACGACCTCTATGACATTTATGTGTGGAGAAGATTACGCAGAACATAGATTTTTTGATGGTTGGGTATCTGGTATTATGGGACAAGTGAAACACGGCACTGGAGTATCAGAAAAAAGCTCCTTTAACAATCATAGACAAGTATATACCTTAAGTTATTATCACGATTATGTTGGAGAGGTTAGAATTATTCCTCTCGATAGACAAGGTGGAGCTATTGCGAATGTTGTTTTAATAGAAGCATTTCCTACAAATGTAGGAGCAATAGAATACCTTTGGGGCACAGATGGAGAAATAGCAACATTTACTGTGACTTGGGCATTTAGAGATTGGAATCATACCGATCCTCACGGAGGATGGTGGGCTGATTCAGACGAAGGTCATACAGGATCTAAATTTCCACCATCTGAAGATACAAGTCATTTCGATGGACCCGACTCTTCAGGAAGTGGAAAATGGACTGGTGGAGGACCACCAGCTAAAAATTAATTGATTACATTATTGAATAGGAGATAATATTATGGCATTGCCGAAGATTGATACACCGATATATAATTTAAAATTACCATCTGATCCAAAGCAGGTAGTGACTTACAGACCATTTCTGGTGAAAGAAGAAAAGATTCTTCTAACAGCAATGGAGGGTGCTAGAGAATTAAAAGGACAAGCATTTCAAAGTGCAGTAAGGGATGTGATTTTAAGAATCATTAACAACTGTACAGACGGAAAAATAGACGGACTAAAATTACCAGCGTTTGATATTGATTACTTGTTCTTGAATATTAGAGCAAAAAGCCGAGGGGAAGAGATTGAACCTTCTTTCACTTGCAATCAAGTAGGTAGTGACGGAAAGACTTGTGGACACGTAGACAAATATCCTATTAGGATTGATGAAATCAAGATTGATTTTCCGGAGAAAGATTACTCTAAAGTAATGTTAACAGATTCTATAGGTATTCAGCTAAAATATCTGTCCACTGAAGAGATGAAAGTCCACGATAATGAAGAGGATGGAATCGAAAAGATGTTTAAGGTTATTGTCGATTCAGTAGATTATGTATTTGATGCAGAGAATGTTTATAAAGGAGCTGAAACATCAAAAGCTGAGATGGTTCAATTTGTAGAGAATATGCACGAAAATGCGTTTGATGAGGTTAAAGAATTTTTCAATCATCAGCCACGATTGAGACACGAACTTGATTACAAGTGTTCAAAATGTGGTCATAAAGAGCCAGTCACATTGGAGGGGCTGGAAGATTTTTTCGGCTTTGCATAAGTTACGATACGTTGGTCAATCATTACAAGACCAACTTCCAACTTATGCAACACCACAATTATAGTTTGGCAGATTTAGAAGGAATGATGCCATATGAAAGAGAGATTTACGTTAAACTCTTATCGGATTATTTAAAAGAAGAAAAAGAACGACACGATAAAATTAAAAGGTAAGTAATGGCTAGTACAATGGAGACCTGGGCAAAGGTGATGGGAGCGAAAGCTGTCGTCGGTGGTGGCATCGAAAAGATGAATGCGATGTTGTCCGGGGAAGCCAAGATGCTCAAGAATCAAAGAAAAAGACAGAGGGTAGAAGAGAAAGAGCAAAAGAAGTTAATGATGGCCGAAGAAGCGGCAACACATAGAAATTGGTTACGTGACCACGGTAGTCTTATTCAGGCAGTAAAAGATGGAGTAAGTGGCTATGCTTATATGAATGCTGAACAAAGAGAAGCGGTAGATTCGGAAAAAGCAGAAAATGCCAAAGCTAAAATAGAAAAAAGCAAGTTACGTTCACAGGGTTTAGCCTCTATATTTTCTGGAATAAAAGCTGAAGATTGGGCTACACAGCAAACATATAACATTGCAATTGCTCAAAAAAATCAAGCAGAGAAAGCCTTAAAGAAGAAGGCAAAGGATGATGAAAAGAAAAATGCTATAAGACTCCAAGCACTTGCTCAAGAAATAGGACAGCTTGGAAAATTTAAAAAGATGGGCGAGGATAAGATCATTGAACTCATCAAAGCAAAGGAAATAAAGACTGAACAAAATGAACTTAATGAGAAAATTGCGAGTGCTGAAGAAGAATATTTAGGTATTGTTAAGAAAAAGAAGGAAGATGCAAAAGCAGGTCCATCTATAGAGCCAGCAGGAGGCACAGCAATTCCACAAGAAGCATCCAAAGCAACAGAAGTTACGCCCGAAATAACACCAGAAGTCGCGGCTGAACCTGCTGATACTGGAGGTGGAAAACCAATGTCTATGGCATCAATGCTTGATGGTGATCCTTTAGGAATAGAGTCTGAACAAATAGATGAACTGTTAGAAATTGAAAGAGAAGAACTAGATTTTGATAGGAGGAGAGAAGCACGAGAAATTAAAGCGGCTCGAATGGCTCTGGAAGCATCGAGAGACAGAAAAATGCAAATGGCTAAACCAAAAGCCGGAGCTCCTACCCTAAACAAAAAAGAAGATGATTCTAGCTGGCTATCTGGCCTTGGTAGTTTGATAGGTTCTATGTTAATGAACCCATTCAGCAAGATCGGCTTAGGTATTACTGGTCTTACATCTGCAACTCAAGGATTAACTGGTGCTGGTAACTCACTCAAAGCATTATCTAACAGATTTCTCAAAACAAAATTTACACTTCCTCCACAAGCTCCTACAGCTCCTACAGCAAAAGTAGCACAGACAGCCAAAGTCGCAGATACGGCAAAAGTCGCTAAAGAGGCAAAACCTGCTAAAGTAGCGAAAGTAGCGAAAGTAGCAAAAGTCGCTCCTACAGCCAAAGTCGATTATGGTAAAATCGCAAAAATGCTACCTGAAGGAGGAAAGCCTACACCAGGCCCTGGACAAAAATTAAATAAAGCCGGTAGAGTAATTGATGCCAAAACAGGACAATTTGCGAAACCTACAGGAACACCTACTACATCTGGTGCTCCCACAAAAGCACCAGGTATTGTTCAAAAAGGAATAGATGGTGCTACCAAAATGGCTAAAGGGAATTTAGATAAAGTAAAGAATATTACTAAAATGGGAGGTAGAGTATTAAGTAAAGTAGCAGTTCCATTAACAGTAGCATTAGCCGCCTTTGATGTTTACTCTACTGAAACAGACGAAACACTTGACAGAACTGAAAAAAATATAGCACATACTAAAACAGCAAGTGGTACTGGAGGAGCAATTGCTGGTGCGGCCGCTGGAGCGGCATTAGGATCAGTAGTCCCCGTTGTCGGAACTATACTTGGAGGTATTATTGGTGGTGGTCTAGGATATTTCTTAGGAGGGGAAATTGGAGAAACTGTAGCAGAATCAGTATCAGACAAAACCGATATCGATGATAAAAAATCAGGCTCTAAATTAGATCCTAAAGAAAAGCAAAGATTAATGAAACAAGCTGAGGAGCTTGATATCGTAGATACCGGTATGGGGCACGGTACTGTTAAAGATTTAGAAAAATTATCAAAGTTAGATATAGATAGCCTAGAATCACTCCTAGATACAGAAACTTGGGGCAAGAAAGATGAGACTGATATTATGGCTCTTATCGCCGCTAAGAAACAAGGACGTTCAGTCAGTTTCGATGATGGAGGATGGCTTGGAGATGAAACTCTTACATATGGAGAAGAGGGTACAGCAGAAAAGCAATACGCATCAGCTGGAAAACCTGGAATGAAAGTTGATCCTGCTACTGAAATCGATGGTAAACCTCCAATGGATATGGAAGCTAGAATGGCTCAAAGAATGCAAGACCTAAAATCATTAGGACATCTACAGACTCCAGACAGTAGCGTTAGTATTACTCCTGAGATTATGGGGCAGTTACAAGAAATTGATAAACTTCGCGGAACAGGAGAATTGACTGAAGCACAACAGGCTTGGGCCGATCTGCAACAGCCTCTAACTCAGGAACAGCAAGTCGCTATTAGTCCCGATAAACAACTTGCAGACAATTTAGCGACTGCCGCTACTACTGAAGGTTCTATATTTACGCACGATACTAACATTGAAACGGCATTATGGGACATTTGGGAAGAACAAAAACCATTTTTTGGCATAGAAACAGAAGGTACAGTCGGAATTGAGGGCGAAAAAGATTTGCCAATGACAATGCTCCCAGAAGGTGAT